AGGCAATATCGTTCCAAGGTTCCTGTTTGACGCTCTAGTAAAAGAGGTCGAGGAACTCAAAAAGGCTGTCGAGGAATTGAAAGAGCAAAAGACTGACGAGCCTCCGAAACGGAAATGGACTAGGCGAATTGAGGTGCAATGATGGAAATCGGACGACTGCAAGGCATTCTGCAAGCGGAGATTGACGACGCTATCGGAATGCTGGATAGCGACACGACAGAAGAACGTGCATCTGCTATTAACGCTTATCTCCGTCGAGAGTACGGAAACGAGGTAGAGGGTCGCAGTCAGATTGTCACCGGCGAGGTGGCAGAGGTTATCGATGGTGCGCTGCCTCAACTGATTCGTGTATTTACTGCCAGCGACGAACTAGGCCGGTTTGACCCTGTCGGGCCTGGAGACGAGGAAGCAGCCAAACAAGCGACGGACTACGCAAACTGGGTGTTTTACAAGGACAACCGAGGGTTTGCTCTGCTCCATGACTGGTTTAAGGATGCACTGCTCGAAAAGACGGGATGCTTGAAAGCGTACTGGGACGAGAAACTAGACGTTACCGAGGAGGCTTACCAAAAGCTAACGGATAACGAATTGCTTTTGTTGATGTCCGACCAGACCCGTCAGATCGTTGCTCAAGAGACGGTTACCGAGCAAATCGAGACTCCGCAAGGTGCTGCTGCTGTGCAGTATCACAACGTCATCGTTCAGAAACGTGCGAAGTCTGGACGAGTGCAGATTGACGTTTTGCCTCCTGAGGAATTGATTGTCAGCAAAAAAGCCACTTGTGTTGAGGATGCTCCGTTTATCGGTCATCGTCGGCTGGCTACCCGGTCGGAATTGATTTCGATGGGGTTTGATGCTGACCAAATCAACAGTCTGCCAGCGTATAACACCCTTGATTTCACAGAGGAACGTCTTGCTCGTTACACTCCTGGCGAGGAGCCGTTTGAGCAGGAGAGTCTCGACGAATCGATGCAGCAGGTCGAGATTTACGAATGCTACATTTACGTTGACTACGACGGTGACGGGATTGCAGAACTTCGTCAGATTTTCTACTCGTCAAATCAGGTTCTCACTTGGTCAACGGGGCAAGAGGCGAATGTCAAAACGGATTATGTTCCGTTCCATGTCATCTGCCCGCTGCCGGTCCCGCACAAGTTTTTTGGTCAATCGCTTGCCGATCGGACTCTGGATATTCAGCTAATCAAGACGACGATTACCCGTCAAATTCTGGACAACATCTATCTCATCAACAACGCTCGTATGCAGGTTGTTGAGGGGCAGGTCAACCTCGATGATTTGCTGAACGTCACTCCTGGAGGGGTGGTCAGAACCAAGGCTGCTGGCGCTGTTGCTCCGATTACCGTTCCTGACGTTACCGGGACCGCTTACCCTCTGTTGGGCTATTTCGACTCGATTCAGGCTAAACGGACTGGTGTAAGCGATGCCCAGCAGGGGCTTGATCCGAACATTCTGCAAAACGTCACGGCTGCTGCTGTAGCGGCGACCACGCAGGCGGCGCAGGGTAAGCTGGAGCTAATCGCACGAATCTTCGCTGAGACGGGCGTTAAAAGCCTGTTCAAGGGCATTTTGCATCTCCTCTGCAAGTATCAAGACCGTCCGAGATTGATTCGGATGCGTGGCAGGTTCGTTGAGATGGACCCTCGTGAGTGGTCGAATCAGTACGATGTGACCATTTCTGTCGGGCTGGGCACTGGGACAAAACAAGAGCAGATGGCGATGCTTCAGATGGTGCTTGCCAAGCAGGAACAGATTCTCCAGCAGTACGGTCCTGCGAATCCGCTTGTGTCTGTCGGACAATACCGGAACACGATTGGTCGGTTTATCGAGGCGGCAGGATTCAAGGATTCGACGGAGTTCTTCAAAGAAATTACTCCCGAGGTTGACCAGCAACTCAGCAATCCACCTCCGCAACAACAACAGGCGAATCCCGCTGTAGATGCGATGATTGCCCAGGCGCAGGCTCAGATTCAGATTGAGCAGCAGAAAGCGATGGCGGCGATTGAAACTCAGCGGATGAAAGCGCAGGCCGATATTCAACTGGCAAGAGAAAAAGCCGCTGCCGAGTTACAACTGAAACAGCAGGAGTTTCAGGTTGAGGCTCAATTAAAGGCGGCGAAGATCGGTGCTGGCATTTCCAAGAATGTTGAGATTCCAGGATGACGCCAGAAAGAGCTAAGTTACTGCTGACTGAATTAACCGAGGAACTGGATAAACTGGAAGCCGGTTATCTGGACAATATTAAGAACTCGCTAGAGCATGATCTTGACATAAGAGAGAATGCCTATAGAATGATGAAAGCGATAGCCGTTATCAAAACTCATTTCCAGTCGATTGCCGACACGAAAGAGATTGAGCGGAAACGCTGGAAGATTTTATAAAGGGTGCAAATGGACACGACTCCTAATGGAAGTGGACCGCTAGATGTAAATGGTGCAGCCAATGCGATTCTCGGTTTGATGGGAGGCGAGGAAGGTGACGAACCGACTCCTCAAGAACCACAGCAGGAATCGGAGGTTGTTGAAACCGAGCAGGAAGTTGAGGAAACCCCACGCTACCGGGTGAAAGCCGCTGGTGAGGAACGTGAGGTTACGTTAGACGACCTGATTAAAGGTTATCAATTAGGCACTGATTACACATCGAAAACCCAAGCGCTTGCCGAGCAGAGAAAGGCCATAGAGGCTGAAAAAGCTGCGGTAGAGCAAGCTAAAGCCCTCCGTGACCAGTATGCTCAACGGTTAGAACTTATTTCAAAGGTTCTTGCCGAGCAGAACAAGACGGAGGATTTTGAACATCTTAAAGAGACCGATCCGATTGGATATGCGGTCAAAGTTGCAGAAGCGACTCAACGTGAAAAGCAATTAGCGGCAGTAACGGCTGAACGGCAACGCCTTGCACAACAGCAACAAGCGGATGCCCAGCAGCAATTACAGTCGTACCTTGCTGAAGAAGCGAAGAAGCTTGTGCAGCATATCCCCGAGTGGGAGACCGAAAAAGGCGAGGAAGTTCGCCGTGATATTCGGACCTATGCAAAGGGTCTCGGATTCTCCGATCAGGAATTGTCTCAGGTCTATGACAGTCGAGCGGTATTAACTCTCTGGAAAGCGGCGCAGTACGACAAACTTGTAGCTGGGAAACCCGAAGTGACGAAGAAAGTCTCCGAGGCTCCCAAGATGCTCAAGCCTGGGACTGCAAAGGTTTCCAATCCCGAGAGTGAATCGCTGAAGGCTGAACGAAACAAGCTCCGCAAAACTGGACGAACCAGGGATGCGGCAAACATCTTTGAACGATTTATTTCTTAAGGAATTGTCATGCCTACCTTTACCGCACATACCGCTATCGGTCAGCGTGAGGACTTGATTGACGTTATTTACGACATCAGCCCGACCGAAACTCCCCTGCTGTCTACGCTTGCTCGCACAAAGGCTACCGCTGTGTTCCACGAGTGGCAGTCTGATTCTCTTGCAGCCGCTACGTCAGCGAATGCCGCAATCGAAGGTGCCGACGCAACGTCAGCGACTATTAGCCCGACTACTCGTCTCGGTAACTACTGCCAGATCGTACAAAAGACCGTTCAGGTTTCCGGTACGCTGGAAGTTGTTAATAAAGCAGGCAGGCGCAGTGAGAAAGCCTATCAACTTTCGAAGGCGGCCGCTGAGCTAAAGAGGGACATGGAGACCATTATCTCTGCCAACCAAGGCCGGGATGCTGGTTCTTCTTCGTCTGCTCGTAAACTCGGTGCGATTCTGTCCTGGCTCAAGACCAATACGAGCAAGGGCACGAGCGGCACTGATCCCACGACGATTGGTGTTTCGACCCGTTCGGATGGTGCTACCCGCACGTTTACTGAGACCCTGCTGAAAGATGTCATCAAGCTCTGCTATGACGCTGGCGGCAATCCTCAGATGCTTGTGGTTGGTTCCGGTCTGAAGCAGAAAGTCAGTGCGTTTGCTGGTATCGCTGCCCAGCGTTACATGGCTCCTGGCGATCAGCCGACGACCATTATCGGCGCTGCGGACGTTTACATGGGCGACTTCGGTCAGTTGTCGATTGTTCCTGACCGCTTTATTCGGACTCGTGACGCTCTGCTGATCGATCCCGAGTACATGGCTGTTGCTTACCTCCGTCCGTTTGTGACGAATGATCTTGCCAAGACCGGCGACTCTGAGAACACTCAGATGCTTGCTGAGTTTACGCTGGAAGTTCGCAACGAAGCAGCTTCGGGTATTGTTGCTGACCTGAATCCTGCTCTCTAATAGCGAAGTGGGGAAGGGGAGGGGGTAACCTCTCCCCGACCAACGATGCCAAAATTATTCAGTGAACACGACGGGCGATACACCCTAGCCCATGAGACAGACGACGGGGTGGTGCTTGAGACTCGACAGGATGTCTCGCACATCATCGAAGCCAACAAGCGGCAATTCAACGATTCTGATGGTAAGTTTGACGACGTTATCACTCACGTTGCTCGTTTGCCTCTGACAGTTATTGACGATCTAAACCGTAAGGGTGTCATGCAGGGGTTTGTAGTGCGTGACCAGACTAGGTTTCGAGCGTTTCTTAACCATCCTGACAATCGATTCTTTCGCACACATCCGGGGAAAATTTGAAAGTTGCCATCTGCGTACCGTGTAGAGACGAGGTTATGTCCGGTTTTTGTTTCGATCTGGCGAGGTTATGCCAGTACGAAGCTAGCAGAGGGGTAAATCAGATCGAGTTGCTTCAAATGCCGGGTACGCTGATATTTACTCAGCGGGAGAAACTGGCTTCTGAGGCTCTGGAATGGGGTGCAGATCAATTATTATGGATTGACAGCGATCAGCGGTTCCCAGCTAATGCTCTGGAGGTCTTGCAGGCTAGACAAGCGCAAGTTATCGGGACGAATGCCACGACCAGACGGGAGCCGATTCTCCCGACAGCGCTGAACCTTGAGATTAAGCGGGAGATGCTGGCAGGGAAGGCTGAAGGCGAGCCTTATCAGGTCTGGTCAAAGGTCGAATCGAGGGGCAAATCAGGTATTGAGCAGGTGACAGCGGTAGGGTTTGCGGTTACACTTATCAGCAAAGACGTATTTGCAAAGGTTCCCCGTCCGTGGTTCGATATTATCTGGACTGACCACGGAAATGTTATTGGCGAGGATGTCGCTTTTTGCGTTAAGTGCATGGAGAACGATATCCCTGTCTATGTGGACCATGATTTGAGTATGCACATAGGGCACATTGGAGTTAAAACCTTCGGATGGGATGATGTGAAACATGGCCCTAGCCACCTACAGCGACCTGAAAACAAGCGTCGCAAACTATCTCGCAAGAAGTGACCTAACGTCACAAATCCCTGACTTTATTCAACTTGCAGAGATAAGGCTCCGACGAGATTTACGAATCCGTCAGATGCTAAAAGTCGCCACGACGACAACGACTGGCGGCGATTCAACAGTCGGATTACCAAGCGACTTCTTAGAA